GCTTATAAACAAAACGACTGATCGTGACGCATATTATGGTGGAACACTAACTGGAAACCTACAAGTTGAAGGAACTGGTAATTCCACTAGACTTACACAATTTATTCATAATACAAATGCTGCTTCTGGACACATTGTAATTATTGGAAAATCACGTGGTACATCAGCTGGCTCTTACACTGTTGTTCAAGATGATGACTATTTAGGCACATTATCATTTCAAGGTGCTGATGGTGATGCGATGATTGAGGGGGCAAGAATTGATGCCATAGTTGATGGAACTCCGGGTGATCAAGATATGCCAACTAGATTGTCATTTGGAACTACTGCTGATGGTGCATCATCTACTTCGGAACGTTTTGTTATAGATTCATCTGGGATTGTAAAAATACAGAGAGGTTCTAGTTCTGACACCGCATTAGAAATAAATACAACTGCTACTTCAGGTGCTACTAGGTTTAAATTTAATGAATCTGGGTCTAATAAGGGACAAATTGCGTATTCTCATGCTAATGATCAAATTGAAGTGATTGGAAATACTGGAAATGGGATTGCATTTTTGACAAATGGAGTCAGTAGCACAGCAATGACAATAGATACAAACCAAAGGGTTGGTATTGGAACTACCTCAATGGCTGAAAGACTACTAGTTGTGACAACTGCTAATACAATGGTTCCATTGGCGATTAATGATAGTTCTAGTACTGCAACTGCTACTCATAGAGTTTCGGTTAGAACAGGTGGTACAGAAGTTGGAAGTATAAAATCAACAAATAGTGCTACAACATTCAATACGAGTTCCGATTACAGGTTAAAAGAAAATGCAGTTGCAATATCTGATGGTATTACAAGACTTAAAACTCTTAAACCATATAGATTTAATTTTAAAAATAATGCAAATAAAACACTTGATGGTTTCTTTGCTCATGAAGTAACAGCAGTACCAGAAGCAGTTGATGGTGTAAAAGATGAAGTAGCTACACAAGATCATGTTGATATGGGTCTAGCAAAAGAAATTGGTGATCCTATTTATCAATCGATAGATCACAGTAAACTTGTACCTTTACTTACTGCTTCATTACAAGAAGCTATCGCTAAAATTGAAACATTAGAAACTAAAGTTGCAGCATTAGAAGCAGCTTAGTAAAATTGGTCTACATATAAAAAATTTATGGCAACACCACAAGAAATTTATGACGAAACAAAAACTCGTCTTGATTTAAATATTGCAAAAGCACAAATGTTAGAAAGAGAAATACAGGAAAAAGTTGCAGAAAAAAATCAATTGATGCAACCAATAATGGAAGATCAGGGAGCGTTGAAACAACTTGAAAAACTTAGTGATGTTGTACAACCAGTAGAATCAAAGTAAAATAAGATAAAAAATTATTATTATGGCTGTAACTTGGAATGTTGTTTCTTTAGATGCAACAAAAACTGTAGGTTCTTTATCTGATGTCGTTACTACTGTTCACTGGACAGCAAGTGACTCTGAAACTGTTGGTAGTGGCGATTCTGCTGTAGTTCATAACGGTTTTAGATATGGTTCTGTAGGACTTGCTGCTGCTGACTCTGGTTCTTTTACTACTTATGCAGATATAACAAAAGATAATGCTATTACATGGGCCAAAGCTGCACTAGGATCTGATGAGGTTACAGCTATTGAAACAAGTATTGCTGCACAGATAACAGAATCTAAAACTCCTACTGTAAGTTCTGGTGTACCTTGGTAATATATTAATATAAGCATTCATAAAAATGGCTGTCATTCCAGGGAAAAAAGATTTTACTGTACAGCGCAGGGCAGACTTCCCTTTACGTTTAACTTTTAAGGATTCTACTGGTTCAGCAATAAATCTTACAGGTTATACAGTAGCAGCAATGGTTTATGATACATCTAGAACTACAAAATATGCAGATTTTACCGTTACTTATACAAATAGAACAGGTGGAATTGTTGACATAGCATTAGCTGATACTGATACAACAAATTTTACACCTAATATTTTAAAGTATGATGTGTTATTAACTGATGGATCAGGCAATAAAGAGTATTATTTAGAGGGTACACTATTTGTAAGTGAAGGTTATACAGCATGAGCAATCCTAATCAAGTTGTTGTTAGTCAAGTTTCTGAAGTAACTACAATTGAAATCACAACAGCAGGTCCACAAGGGGCTACGGGTGCAACAGGGGCTACGGGTGCAACAGGACCTCAAGGGGCACAGGGACCTCAAGGGGCACAGGGACCTCAAGGAGCGGATGGTGGCATTAGTGATGGTGATAAGGGAGATATAACTGTCAGCAATAGTGGCGCAACTTTTACGATTGACAGTGGGGTTGTAACTTCAGCAAAGATATCAGATGACACTATTGTTAATGCTGATATAAATTCAAGTGCAGCGATAGCTGGAACAAAGATTTCACCTGACTTTGGATCGCAAGATATAACAACAACAGGAAACATCACAGTATCAGGAACAGTTGACGGTGTAGACGTAGCTGCACTAAACACAACAGTTGGAACTAAACTAACAAATATTGTTGAAGACACATCACCTCAACTTGGAGGATCACTTGATGTTAATGGACAAGATATTGTTTCTACTACTAATGGAGCGATTGAATTAGATCCTGACGGTTCTGGAAAAGTTACATTTAAAGGAAATGCCACAAAAGGTTCTGGACAGTTTGTTTTAAACTGTGAGCAAAACAGTCATGGAATAGTTTTTAAAGGACCACCTCATAGTGCCGCAGCAAGTTATACTTTTACCCTTCCAGTTGATATACAGAGTGGTAAATATTTAACAACAGATGCCAATGGAAATACATCATGGGGTACACCTGCTGACAGTACAAAAATGCCTCTTGCTGGAGGTACTTTTACAGGTTCTGTTACCTTTGAAGATGCTATTAATGAAAATGTTTTTGCCATAACTGATGGTAATGCTGCTTTAGATCCTGATAATGGCATGATTCAAACATGGACATTAGGAGCTAATAGAACTGCAAGTGATAGCTTAACTGCTGGTCAATCAATGCTTCTTGTGGTTACAGCAGGGTCTTATACGTTAACCTTCCCAACAATCACATGGGCTGGTGGTAGTGCTCCTACCCTCTCAACAAGTGTACCTACAGCGATAGAACTCTGGAAGATTGGTAGTACTTTATATGGAGCTAACGTAGGAGATCTGGGATGAGGAGTCATTTACTACGTGCTGCTGCTGGTACTGCTGCTAGTAGTGGTGGAAGTGGTAGTGGCAGTTCAATCATAAACACTGATTTGTATATTAACTATGATTTCTCGGATACCAATTGCTGGAATCGACAAAATGGGACAAATACTAATGACTATACAGTTCATAACTTAGCTAATGACTATAACGATGGGTTATTTAGATCCAGAACAGGTACTAGTGATGCTTATAGAAACGCTTCTGATTCACCAGTAATTGATTTTAATAGTTCAGATGGTGGTGGTTGCTTAGAGTTTAATCTTTCAAATCTCAGTAGCAATACTGATGATTGTATACTTATGATACCAGGAAGTCTTACCTCATCTTCCTCTGCTAGCTTTGTCTATAATGCTCCAACTGTAAGTGCTACTGATTCTAATAATGTGTTCAATGGCATTGGTACAGGTGCATTTACAATAGAATTTTGGTATAAAATTTATGTCGATCATAGTTATTCTGCACTAACTTATTTCTCTATCTTTGTGAATAAGGATCCTTCTAACTCTACCAAATCAATAGCTCACAATTATGCTTCACCTATTTATACTAATACTTCTTTGAGAAATAAATTATATATTGGTACTGATAGTAGTGAGCGTTTATCTGATGCTATCATTGGGACTCCCTCTAGTGGTGCTGCTTGGTCAGACTGGAATCATCATGTCTACTCTAGAAATAGTAGTGCAACTAACGATACCAAGGTTTATATAAATAATAGTCTTGTATTTACGGGAACAGATAGCGATAATTATGATTATACACAAGTTGGTTACATAGGGCGGCTTTGGACTGCTTATGAATCCTCAACAAGACATGGAATATTTAGATTTTATCGAGGAAAAGCATTAACCGCATCAGAAGTAACAACAAACTGGAACGCCCAAAAGTCCCGCTTTGGACATTAATTAACTATGACTTATGCAATTATTGATGGTACTACTGTAAAAAGCACTGGTACTATCCAACAACTATTTCCAAACACTTGTTTTCCAAGAGATGGAGTTCCGACTTCATTTCTTACAGAAAACAATGTAGTAGATCTTATAACCTCTCTTGATTATACAAAACCTACCCAGAAGCTTACAAAGGTAGATGCTTATGTAGATAGTGGTAAGGCATACAATGTGAAGGTAGAATCCACTACTACAGAAGAACAAGCTGCTTTAACAACTGAGCAATGGGTAAATGTAAGAATGGACAGAGATATGTTATTACAGGAAACTGATTGGAGAGCTAGTAGTGATCTTACATTGTCAGACGATTGGAAAACTTATCGTCAGGCACTAAGAGATATCACAACACAATCTGATCCTTTTAATATCACATGGCCTACAGTACCATCTAGTTAACCTTGTTTGTCAGCTGTCTTGTCATTAGTCCTGATATTAAATATAAAGGGGCTATAGTTGGTATTATTAGTAGCATTGATATAATAAGGCTATGACTTATTGCACGGAGGATAGCTTCTTTTACCATGTTTCAAAAAATAGCTAATGTTTTGAGTATTATCTCATTTGTAATGGTAGCTTCAATGACTGCTACAGGATATATAGGTTATAAATATGTAACTTCAGAACAGTTTAAATCAAAAGTAATGAATGAGATTCTTGGTAATGTACAAGGCATGATGCCTAAATTATTAGATCAAGGCTTACCAAAAGTTACAGGTCCATCTATGCCAATCATTAAATGAACTGCTGGCACTGTAAAACTGAACTAATCTGGGGTGGTGATATTGATGTAGACGAATCTATGCCAACTTATCCTGAGTTTTCTGTGATGACTAACTTATCTTGTCCTAAATGCTTTTCAGAAGTAGAAGTATTAAAGAAAAGAGATGCCTACGATTGATATACCTGATATAAATATTCGTGA